CTAACTAATCCGAAAAAATCCTATGTCTTTCGCAAATCTTAAAAAGCAATCTTCTCTTGGTTCTCTGACTCAAAAACTTGTTAAAGAAGTTGAGAAAATGAATAGTACTTCTGGTGGCGCAGATGAGCGTCTCTGGAAACCTGAAATGGATAAGACTGGCAACGGTTATGCAGTCATCCGTTTCCTGCCTGCCCCTGAAGGTGAAGAACTTCCTTGGGCAAAGATGTACTCCCACGCCTTCCAAGGTCCTGGTGGTTGGTACATTGAGAACTCCCTGACCACTACCGGTGGTAAGGATCCTGTTTCTGAATACAATCGTGAACTCTGGAACAGTGGTAACGATGCCGATAAGGATACTGTTCGTAAGCAGAAACGTAAACTCTCTTACTATGCCAACATTTATGTTGTGCAGGACAAAGCAAATCCTCAGAATGAAGGACGTGTCTTCCTCTATAAGTTTGGTAAGAAAATCTTTGATAAGATTATGGAAGCCATGCAACCTGAGTTTGAAGATGAGACTGCTATCAACCCCTTTGACTTCTGGCAGGGTGCAAACTTCAAACTGAAACTGAAGAAGAAAGATGGTTACTGGAACTATGATGCTTCCGAGTTTGACCGTCCAAGTGCTCTTTTGGATGACGATGATGCAATGGAAGCACTCTGGAAGAAGCAGTATTCTCTTGCTGCTCTGACTGCTCCCGATCAGTTCAAGACCTATGAGCAACTTGATACACGTTTGAAGATGGTTCTGGGTCAGAAGTCTCCATCACGTCCTCGTTATGATGAAGAGACTGCTGATGAGGATGGTGATCGCGGATCATATACTCCTAACTTCTCTTCACGTTCTCAGCAATCAGAACTTCCTAGTGAATTGAAGAACGAACTTAACTCTTTGAGTGAAGGTCGTGATTTCAACTCACCCGATATCACACGTTCCAGTTCTTCTGAAGAGGAAGATGATGCACTGTCTTACTTCCAGCGTCTTGCTGAAGAGTGAGATGGAATTATGAGAGGGTCTGTTTGACCCTCTTGGTGATAGCAACATACTATAGTTTGTTGTTTAAGTAGTTTAAGTATAAATTCTAATATTATCTGCTTTCTTTAAGGTTTCACTCACATATTGAGTGGAACCTTTTTGATATGCCATCATTTCTTCTAAATCATCAATAACAACATTGAGATATCTTGGTTTAAGTACAAATATATTTCTTTTTTCATTTTCTAGTTTTTCTTCATATTGGTAGTTCGTAATTTCAATTACAGGATTAACAGTTCTATCAACACCATTATCCAAGTATGTGAAACTCTGATTGGAATCAACTTGAAGACCTGCAGGAACAATTACAACATCATTTGAGTTTTTAACTTCTGTAGTTTCATAATGATGGATACCATTATAAAGAGTATTGTAATCTCCATATTTTTCTAGAAGATATTGGTCAAAACTTTTTTGTGTCAGAGGCCATTCCGATTGAATATTTAAAATGTTATTTGAAATTAAAACAACCCAGTCTAATGATGAGTCTCCATAGATTTCAAATGCAACATTATCTGGACGATCATCACCTTTAATATCATACTTGGTAAAAAATGCCAAGTCTTGGAAAATATCTTCACGAATTTTTGCTCTTTTAAAAAGATTTTTTACGGGTTCATAATCTGATATTTTAGCATCTTTAAGTCTGCTAACATATTCAAAATCTGGAATTTTAGAAAAATAGTTTGACATTTTAGAAACCTATTTGAGTATCTTGGTCACCATCTAATTCTGTATAATCATTATTAAAGACAGGTTCAAGTTCTTGGAATGACATTGTTATTTGATATGAAACCATTGCACCATCACTAAAGGTTGCATAGTTTCCCTCTGGAGTATAATCAACACTAAAAGAAGTTAGAGCACATTCTTTTATTTGTCCTATGAATGGATGATCATCACCTTCTCCTCTAAGTAAGTATTGTATTTTAAATGTATGAGGAGATTTTAGAAATAAGTTTGATGGTGTGGTGATTGGTGCAGACCCTTGTTTAAAGAATCTGATAATTTTTCTTATTTCTTTTGCCTCATCATCACTTCTTGCAGATAATTTAAATGCAAAAGAAAACGGTCTAAGTGTTGGTCCTTTGAATAGGAGTTCTAAGTTGGGATTAACAATTGCTCCTGTTGATCTGGTTAAAAGTTGCCCACCAGTTCCTGAAGCAGCAGCAGCAAAAGCAACACCAATTGCAGTTCCTAATGCACTACCATTGTTTTGAATTTGTTTCATCATTTCTTCAACTGCTTCTGAAAGACCCTTCCCACCGTTAAAAATTGTACTTAGTGCAATATTTGCCTTTGCAATATCAAAGGGGTTCATATTTTCAGAACCATATTGAACTGCATTTGTATCTTTAATACCTCCTTGAATTGGAAGCATAACAGTGCCAATGGATGTTCTATCACCTTTACCAGGTTCTCCTCTTGTGCCTACAGTAAATCCACTAAACCCTCTGGGTTGATACTTTATCATACTAAACTTAATCACATCTTGTTTTGAAGAACCCAAATCTAATGGATATGTATGATTTCCAAACTGTTCTCTAGCAGTGCTTTGTCCTGACCCACTTGGTGTAGTTGCTGGTTGAGAGTTATCTCCTGCTTCTGGTGGAGTTTCTGCATTATTTCCAGAACCACCACCAAGTACTTCAAGGTTTTTCTTACCAACACTTGTAAGTCCACCTGCTGCTGCTTCTGTTTCGTTTAGTGTTGCTGCTTCTCCTGCTTGTTTAGTTTGTTGTGATATTGTATTTCTGAGTTTAGAGTTGGGATTATTCAAATCCTTCTTTTCGTCAGAAGATGCTGTAGATAAAATTTGATTACTTGTTAGTTTACCATCTTTATCGGCAGTTACTTCTTGAATTTTTACCCTATTATTTCCACTAGCATCAGTTCTATATGTCTCTCTTTTGACACTACCATCACCAAGAGTAGTGGCATCAGTTACATAGTAACTTTTCTTTTTATTACGGACACTCGTCCCCCTGGTTACTACACTTACACTACTAGTTGCTGATGCCATCAGATATGATGCTTTTTATTTATTTAGTACCAATTTTCCATATTGCAATGATAGTAAATCATCAAGTTCATCTGGTCTTGCTATGTATACTTGAGTTCCTAATTCTTCCCAAGTGTATTGTCTATACTCCCGATGGTGAAAATTGATTCCACGAAACCCCCAGTTGAATAATTCAGTTACTTCAACTAATGGGTATTGGTCGTATGTAATTCCTGGTGTCTTTGCATAATATTTAAAGGTGCAAATATTTCCTACTTCAGGTATGGGTGTAACCGTATCATTCAGTGCATACATGATAAGTTCCATTCTATCATCAACACTACCTTCTTCTCTAATCTCTTCAATTATAGGTTCTATACGGTTCATTTTCTACGCTTTCTGTAAGGTTTAATTCCTAAGTTATCCTCAGTGATTACTCTGAACTCAACGCCATTATCTAAACAGAATTCCTTTGCTGCCTTCCACTTCGCTTGATTTTTTTGATACTCCATCGTTTCATAGATGTAACTTTTTGTTTGTCGCTTTGGTTTCTTTGGTGGGGCACACTGTTTCTTTGGTTTAATCTCAACTACTATAGTTTTAATTTTACCAGTTGCCTCTTTTAACCTAACGATGAAGTCTGGAAAGTATTTGTGAACTCTATTATCTAGTGGTGATACGTAAGGGATGTGAAACTCTTCGCTACCCCATTCTAAAATATTAGAATTTCTATCACACCATCTCATAAATTCTAGTTCCCAGGAACTACGGTAGATTATATTATTAAAATCGCCCTTGTATTTACTAGGAAAACTTGGATGAAATCTACCTTTATGAAACTGTCCATCACGCCCCATACTTTCTCCCCGCCATACATAATATATAAGGTTAAAATTATTTATAGATGCCTAGAGCAAGGTCAATTCAAGACATTAAAACGAACCTACTTAGACCATCATTAACTTCTCATTTTGAAGTTGAACTTGGACTACCCAACGTAAGTTCTCTCAGACAAATTCTTGGTGCAAATCAAGATAAATTAAATTTAATGTGTTCCGAAGCAAGTCTTCCTGGTTCTCAACTAACAACTTTGGATTTAAATAATGACCATACTGGTGTTAGTGAAAAGCACGCATACAGAAGAATGTTTGATGCTACAATTGATTTAACGTTCTATGTTGATGCAGAAGATTATCTTCCGATTAGATTTTTTGAGGCGTGGATTCGTCACATTGTGAATGAAGATGTTGATAATGAAGATATTCTTGGAGTAAATTATAATTATAGAGTTAAGTATCCTGATGAATATATTGCAGAAGGACTTACTGTAAGAAAGTTTGAAAGAGACTACCGTGGTTCATTGGAATATAAATTCGTAAGAAGTTTTCCTCTTAGTATCTCTTCAATGCCCGTGTCGTATGATTCTTCATCACTTTTGAAAACTACTGTGTCAATGTCATATATTAGATATGTAACCAATCCGGGTAATCCATCCAATGCAGACCCACAGAGTTTGACTCCACAAAACTTTGCTGCTTTTAATTCTTTCGTTAATACTACTGGTGGTATTGTACAGAATGTTGCTAATGCTGCAGGAAACACTATACAAAACCTTCTTTGATATCAAATAAATAATCACACTGAAATAATTTATAGGTCATTATGCCTTTACCAAAGATTGCTACACCAACATATGAACTTGAGTTGCCTTCAACTGGACAATCAATTCAATACAGACCTTTTCTTGTAAAAGAAGAGAAGGTGCTCGTTATTGCACTGGAAAGTGAGGATACTAAACAGATTACAAATGCGATTAAGAATGTAATTAAAAATTGTATTCTTACAAAAGGTATCAAGGTAGAAACACTTCCTACTTTTGATATTGAATATCTCTTCCTTAATATTCGGGGTAAGTCTGTTGGTGAAGAATTAGAAGTTAATATTATCTGCCCTGATGATGAAGAGACACAAGTAACTGTTAATATTAATCTTGAAGATATTGAGGTGCAGAAGTTAGAAGACCATACAAACCAAATTAAGATTGATAGTTCATTGATGATGGAGATGAAGTATCCATCACTTGATCAGTTCATTAAAAACAATTTTGATTTTAATGATAAAAGTGCAATGGACCAGTCTTTTGATTTGATTTCATCTTGTATCGATAAAATTTATAGTGAGGATGAAGTTTGGGCAGCAGCAGATTGTACCAAAAAAGAAATGACTGGGTTCCTTGAGTCTATGAACTCAGGCCAGTTTAAGAGTATTGAAAAGTTTTTTGAGACGATGCCTAAGTTGTTGCATAAAATTAAAGTTATGAATCCAAATACAAAAGTTGAAAGTGAAGTTGTACTGGAGGGACTTGCATCTTTTTTCGCATAGGCATGATCCATATGGATCTTGAGAACTATTTCCGTCTCAATTTTGCCTTGATGCAGTACCATAAATATTCATTAACAGAGATTGAAAATATGATGCCTTGGGAACGAGACATCTACGTTGCATTATTACAACAGCATCTTGAAGAAGAACAATTAAAGCAACAACAGCAGCAATCTAATGGACTTGGATGAACTTCTTAAATCAATAAGAGAGGAAGATAAACCAAAGAAAGGTGGTGCGATTGTTCCTGCAAAATTATTTGGTAAAGACAGATACGAAGCATATCTTGGAGAACTTACTGCTAATGGAACGATAGGCGGTGAGAGATTATCATCTTCAGAAAGAAAAGAAGCATTTAAAAAGAGAACTGATAAGATTGGGTTTGAAAAATTTGTTGATAAAGTATTAGCAAAAAAACAAACTCAAACTGCAGGTGTTAGTAGAGGAAGTGGTGGTCCACAACTTTCTGGTGGAGGAGCACTTGTAAAGTCTCCTGCTGGAGGACTTGCAAACTTTATAATGTCTCCTGTATCTGAAGAAACACAAGAAAACTTTGATGATATATTAAAAGGTATTGATTCTATTCTTGATACCTTAAAAGAAGATCAAAAGATTGAAAAGAAGTCTCAAGAGATTGATAGAAAAGAAAAGGAAAAAGAAAAGAGAAAAGAAAAAGAAGGAAAGTTAGAATCAAAAGCATTTAAAGGTCTTGGTAAAAAAGTAGAAAAAGTAATTGCTCCAGTAAAAAGTTTATTTGAAAAATTATTTGAATTTTTAGGAACAGTTCTTCTTGGTAGAATAATTGTTAAAATTGTTGAGTGGTTTTCTGATAAAGAAAACAAAAGAAAAGTTGAATTAATGGTAAAGTTTTTTCAAAAAACTGGACCAGCACTGCTTGCAGCATATCTATTATTTGGCAATAGTCTTGGAAGATTAGTTGTAAAACTTAGTGCCATGGCATTAAAATGGACAATAAAACTTGGTGGTTTGATAGGTTCTAAACTTATACCCCTTGCTAAAACACTGGGTATTGCTGTTGGTGGATATAAACTTTATCAAAATGCATTTGGTGAAGATGAAGAATCTTCCGAGTTCTCTGGTGGTGGTAAAGTTCCTGGATCTGGAAGTGATGATACTGTTCCTGCAATGCTTACTCCCGGAGAATTTGTAATGAGTAAGGGTGCTGTAAGTATGTTTGGAACTAATACTTTGGCATCTATGAATGCTGCAGGTGGTGGCACAAATATTCCTGTGATGTCTGGCGGAACAATCTTTGCTCAAGGTGGTGGATATATTGGAGAAAAAAATGAAAAACTTTCACCATCTATGCAAAAAGAAATGGAAAAAAGAAAGAGTGGTGGTATTCTTGGAAATGTTAAAAACTTTTTTGCTGGTATTATGGGGGGTGGAAATCAAAAAGCATCAACTTCAAGTGGAATAACACCTATACAGAAGCAAGCTTTAGGAATTCTTGCAAAGTATGAGTCTGGTGCTGCTGGATATAATGCAGTTAATCAGATTGGAACTGCTGGTGGTAGAGGTGTTAAAGGTTTTTCTGGAGACATTACAAGAATGCCCCAACATAGAGGAAGACCTCTAACAGATTTTACTATTGCTGAGATTAAACAACTTCAATATGATGATAGGTCCATGTCAGATACTCAATGGATTAAGGCAGGAAAACTTCATGCCGTTGGTAAGTATCAGTTTATTGGAAATACTCTTCCTGGTGTAGCAAAAAGGGCAGGAATACCTGACAATGCCAAATTTAGTGAAGGTGTTCAGGATTTAATGGCACTTCAGTTAATGAAAGAGAAAGGAATTTCTCCTTGGGTTGGACCTAGTGATAAAGCAACTCCTGCTGAAAGATCAATAATTGAACAGGCAAGAGGTCAAGATGTTAATTTCAATCCATCAATAGCAAAAGGTTCTACTTCTCCTAGAGTTGCATCATCTAGTACGTCAGCAACAAAATCTACTCCTACTTCCACTTCTACTACATCTACTGCCCCTACATTAAAACCTGCAAATCTTGCAAAAACTCAAAAGTCAATCAGTATGCCAGGACAACCTGTTACAATGAGTTCTTTGGGTGGAATGGATTGGTCAAGTTTAACTTCTAAATTAAATTCTGCTGTAAATTCTACAGATTCTGGAGTAAATTCTAGTTCTGTGGGTATGATTGAGTTGCCAAACTTTGATGCTGCTATTATGCACTCTCCAAGTAAAGTAAAAACAATAGGAGTACCTATTTAATAAGATATGGCAATCAATACTCAAAAATTATTACCATCTTCCAGAGGATCTTCTATTGTAAAAGCAAAGATTACAAGAATTCCTGCTGATAAAATTTCTATATCTGGCAAGAAGGGAAAGTCTTTTGAAATAAAAACAAAAGTTATTGAGATTGATAAAATTTTAAAAGGAACTCTTGCAGCAAATAAAAAAGAGTTATCTGATAAGAAAAAAGAAATTCAAGAAACTAAAAGAGAGAAAGGTGAAAAAAAATTAGAAGAAAAATCAGTAAAGAAAAAAGGTAAAAAGAAATCCTTACAATTGCCTAAGATGGGATTTTTTGATAGAATTAAAAATTTTGTTGGAAATATTTTCTTAGGATTTCTTGCTGTAAGATTGATAGATTTCCTTCCACAACTTGAATTTTTAATTCCAAAAATTGGTACTGCTTTAGATTGGTTTTCTGATGCTGTTATTGGATTTTTAGATGGATTTGGAACATTTCTTGTAAAAGTTGAAGATGCATATCTTTGGACAGAAGATTATATAAAAGATAAGTTTGGTGAAGACGCCTTAAAAAATTTTCAAGGATTTGTATCAAAACTAGAACAATTTCTTAATCTTTCTTTGATTATTGGAATGGCAACTGCTGCAATTGGTAGTAAACTTAAGTCTGATAAAAAAGATAAAAAACCTAGAGTAAAAAAACCCAAAATAAAATTCAAACCAAGTTCAACTAAAGCATCAAGGAAAAGATATCAAAGAAGATTTGGTGCTGATGCTGCCAAGAAAAAATTTAAAGGTAAAGTAAGACCCAATGTATTCCAAAGAGTATTTAAAGGAATTCGTAATAAGTATGATTCTGCTGTCGGTGCAGTTGGAAATCAATTTAAAAAAATTGGGAAAGCAACACAAGAACTTCTTGTTAGAAGGTTAGTTGATCCTATAAGACCAGTTCTTGATCCTATTGTTAAAACCGCACAAAGTATTGGAGATAACTTAATTAAAAGGTTGCAATCAATTCCTGGAATTGGATCTGCTTTAAAAAAGGCAGGAATGAATAGTCTTGCAGATGCACCAAAACTTGCTGCTAAGTTTGGAGCAAAGGCACTGCCAATTATCGGTGGTATATTTAATTTATTATTTGCATATGATAGATTTGCAAATGGAGATGCTACTGGTGGTATTATTGAAACTATATCTGCAGCATTGGATTTTTCTGGTGTTGGTGCTCCACTATCAATGGCTCTTGATGCATATATGTTCACAAGAGATTTATTCCCTGAAACTTTTATTGGTGCTGAAGATAATATTATTGATAATCTTAGGTTGACTGGACTTAAAAATAAAGTGTCAGAGATGACAAAGAAACTTCCAGACTTGTCTGATATTGTTAAAATGATGAGTGGTGATAAAGATAAAGGTGGAGTTCCATCTACTCCAGTAAATCCTGATGTTACAAAATCAGCATCAAATCTTTCAGGTGAATTGGGTAAATATATTCAATCAAAATTATCAAGTCCAAAAGATTATCAGGCAATCACAGAGCATCCAGACTTTGGTGGTGTTCGTGGGAGACATGCAAAAAATTCATATCACTATTCTGGAAGAGCAATTGACATTGGTGCTTGGGATTATGAGCAAGGTCCTATACTAAATGTAATTAAAGAATTTAGTGAAAAAAGGGGTATAAATCCCGTAGAATTGATTCATGCTGGAAATGATCCTAAAGGGCATGGTGACCATGTTCATGTTGCATATGCAAAAGGTGGATTTATTGATGGACTTACTTTCGCAATGCTTGGTGAAAAAGGTAGAGAGTTTGTCTTTGATGCAGACACAACCAAAGCATTGGAAGATAATGTTCCAGGTTTCTTATCTGCATTAAACAAGGCAGATTACAATAGTGCAATGGCAGTGTTGAGAAACTATGCAAGTTATGAAGGAAATCAAATACAGATTATACCTGTTCCTGTCCCTGTTGGTGGTTCTTCTGGAACACAAAGTCAAGGGAGTTCTATGGTTTCTATGAGTGGTGGTGTTGTAATGAAAGAATCTGATTGGAAAGAAAGTTTATATATGGGTGGTTAAATAGAAATAAGAGGTAATATTACATGGCAAATCAAGCAACATCAAAAGCATCAGATCCTGCTAATATAAAGAAACTCACAATTAATTCTAATGAAAGTGGGAACATAGATGTAAAAGATGCTACGATAAGATTAATGTATTATGAAAGCATTCTTCAAGATGCAGTAAGAGCATCTATAACTTTTGTTGATTCTGGTAATTCTGTTAATGATAAGACAGTCATTGATGGTCTTCCTCTTGTTGGTCAAGAAAAAGTTCAGTTAAAATTTTCAGATAATCTTGAGAATGAATTGGAGTTGGACTTGTATGTAAATAAAGTCACACCAATTTCTGATGATACAACGAAGTCCATGGTTAATATGGACCTGACCTCAAAAGAATTTATTATGAATGAAAAAGTAAGACTGAATACTAGATTTGATGGTAGAATTTCTGAGCATATAAACAAAATTCTAACAGATTCTAATTATCTTGGAACAGACAAGGAAGTTAATATAGAAGAAACATCAAATAACTATAACTTTATTGGCAATAATCGTAAACCTTACTATGCACTAAACTGGTTATCAAAGAAAGCAGTATCGGCAGAGAATCAAAAGAAAGGTACAAGTGCTGGATACTTTTTCTATGAAACGTCAGAAGGATTTTTCTTTAAATCTATTGATGGGTTGTTATCACAAGAGAAAAAGAAATCTATCATCTATAACCAAACACCAGATAGTAGGGGAGCAAATATTCCTGATGGTTATGATGTAAAAGCACTTGACTATCAGAAAGATAATAATGTGAATGTTCAGGAGAAGTTGCAGATGGGTGCATACTCAACTCGCACAATTTTATTTGACCCATTCACTTGTTTTTATGAAGTAAAAGTTGAGACTGCCGATAGTCAGCAGGAAGACCTGAAACTTGGTGGTAAGAAACTTCCAAAGTTAAATGCAGAGTTTAATAGGGAAGGTAATAATAAAGAATTTTCTAGAACACAATATAGACTTCTTGATAAGGGTTCTTTGCCTACTGGTAGTGGAATTGGTGCGTCACAAGAACAATTAACCAAGTCAAAGGATGAAAATCTTGAAGCTAAAGATGTATTAAATCAGTCTATCAGAAGATATGGACAACTCTTTTCTGCAAAAAGTAGCATTACTATACCTGGAGACTTTTCATTACATGCAGGAGATGTTATATTTTTAGATGTACCATCACTACAAAAGAATACCAAAAATGATGATATAAACAAGGAAAGTGGTGGTCTATATATTATAGCAGATTTATGTCATTATATTTCTCCTAAAGAAACTTATACTAAATTAAATCTAGTAAGAGATTCTTTCGGAAGAAAAGGTAATCATAGTTCAGGAAACACTCAATTATGACAGACAGAAGCATTCAGCAACACATTAATGATGATAAGGATATGTTGGAGAACGGAACTCTATCTCCACAGATGCGTCGTCATGTAGCAGACGAGTTAGATCATCTTGAGAAGTATCAGGCAGCACACCCTGATGAAGACCATGACCCAACAGCATTTGAAATGTACTGTGATGAGAATCCAGAAGCAGACGAATGTAGAATTTACGAAGACTAATAGTATATGGAAGGCGGAGGAGCATTATTTAATTCAGGTTTCTTAGGTGCAAATTTCCTATGGTGGGTAGGACAAATTGCTGACGATTCTACCTGGAGAGATAATATCCTTCCTGGAAAACATGAGAGTGCAAACTCAATTCCTGGTTGGGGAAGACGATATAAGGTTCGTATCATTGGTCTTCATGATAAAGAAGAAACTACAGTAGCATCAGACCAACTTCCATGGGCACAGGTAATGTATCCTGTGACTGCTGGTGGAGGACAAGCAAATTCTGCAGTAACTTCAGCACTCAGACAAGGTAACTTTGTATTTGGTTTCTTCCTTGATGGGCAGGACATGCAAGTTCCTGTTATTATGGGGGTTCTTGGCAACAATGCACAAACTGCCTTAAAGACATCTATTGGTAATGATGACTCAAACTTTGCAGCAACCAGTGGATTTGCTGAAGGAGCAGAACCAAAAACTGGTAGTGCAAAAGAAAAAGTACCTGATGAAGGACTGAAGACAGAGAAACCAAAAGGTAATCCAGCACCTCCAGGACAAACTTCTCAAGATGAATGTGCTCCCCCGCCACCAGGAGTTAGACTTAATAAGTATGGATTAAGACCTGACCTTCCACTAACATCACAGCAACTTGCAGATGCTCAAAGTGCAAGAGTAGAGGCAGATCAGAACGGACTCACTGGACAAGAAAGAGAAAACTTTGTTCAACAAAGAGTTGCTGATGGTATTAAAAATCGTTGTGCCCAGAAGAACTCAAAAGATTCACGTTCTCAACCTGGTGCAACAAAAGAAAATGCAGATGCAGTTCATGAAACAAGTATTAGTGATGTAAAACGTGAAGATAAAATGCAAGAGAAGATTTCTCTTCTCAAACCAGATGATACTGTTGGTTCTGCAATTAAAGGAATACAAATTGAGATTGAGAATCTAACATCTAAGATAGAAAAATACTTAAAAGCAATCAATCACTATGTTGATGCAGCATCAAATACTATTGATAGTTTGCAAAAAGTAATTCAAAATGCTTCTCAAATTATTGCAAAATATATGAAGATTGTTTTTGACAAGGTGATGGAATTTGTATTAAAGACATTGAACAAAGCACTTACAAAAGCAGTATCTGCATTGCCCTCAAGTATGAGGGCAATGTTCTCCGATATTAAAGAAGTTCTTACAGAACTTATTCTTTGTTTGTATGGGAAGATTACGAATGGTCTGGTTGATTTGATAGGCAGTCTTTTAAATGATGCACTGAAACCTGAAGAGTTGGAAGCACAAGCAAGAGCAGTAGAGTTTGATCCAGATTCTCCAATAACAGTGCCAAAAGTTCCTGTATGTTCTTCTGAGGATTTAGTAGGTCGTGCTCTTGCTCAACATAAAGATGAAATTAATAATGCAAATAATAATTTAATTAATAATGTTGGTTCATTTTTAAGTGACATGCAAAATGAAGTGTCGGGTGTTAGTGATTCACTTTCTGATTTGAATATTACAGGAGCACTTGATAGTATTGTTGGGGGAATGGCAGCAGCATTATCTTTCCAAAATTTATCTTTAAATGTATTTGGATGTGAATTGAAACCAAATGTTGCAGTATCCGATTACTATACCTTTGGTGGTGGTGGCGCAACAGGGGAGTCTAAGCAATTACCTAGTACAAAAGGCGTTGCGGATGTTGCAGAACAGAAAGAACCTACTGCTGCTCCAGCACAAGATATTCCATTCTCTGCTCCCAATGGAAGCACTCAAGATGTTGATCTTGATGCTGGTGCTCCAGATGAAGATGTTTCTGGAGCACTGGAAATATTGTGATAAATATGATTATGAAAAAGAAACAAAAGATATAAAACATAATGTCACTTAGTTTCAACATCTTTAATGGTACAACATCAGACGACATAAGGGTTGGATATATTGACCCTGAGTTTGGATATGTTACTGGTGTGTCTAAATGTGAAGCTAATGAATATGCTTTTAATAATCCCGGAACAACATTTATACTTGAAACCAGAGAAAAAATAAGATATTTAAATATCAATGAAGTAAATGCATTAACACCAAATGATTTGCCATCTTCATTAGATACTTGTACTGGTATTCAAGTTG